GAGTAGCAGCACCACCTGTGTCTCGTCACCTTAACCAGCTATATGCCAGAAAGTTTATTCAGTCACTCCCCGTTGAAACCGCCGTCTCAACAAATATATTATAACAAATGGGTTATCACTTGTCAAGCCTCTGCTCGACCAGTTTACGGAGTTGAACAATAGTCTGATGCATCATCTTAAATAATTCATCTGGATCTTGTGGTTGTTTAAGACCCATTAGGTCAATAGACCCAAGAATATTTTTCTTCATCTCCTTTGCCTCAGGATCATCTGAGAGAGAAATTCTAATATACATTAAACGTTGTTTCTCTAAAAGATCCTCAAGGTCTTCTATATGTTCGTATTGATCATCCAAACTAAGGTTTGGAAATTTCATCGCATCTGTCATTATTTTTTCTTGTAGTTCATTAATCTCTACAAGACCCGCACGAACTTGTGGGCTTTTTAAGAAACTCATAGGACTTTCTCTTTCAGTATTTTTTTATAACGAGGCACACTAATATTTAGGAACGATCTATACTTTTTCATCTTCAAGGAAACCGTACTCCAAATAGGATCTACTAGTTTTTTATCAAATTCTTTACCAAACCCTAGTATCATATCAAGAATAACAAGAGTCTCTATTGATATATTTTTCTTTAAGTATTCTTTGAGGATTTTTGGATGTTGTCCTTTATTAATGAAGTAGCTATCGAAATCACCTCCCGAAAAGACTCTCTCAATTTCATCTGAGAATATGTAAGTGAGTGATTGGTTTCTTTTTTGCCATTCTTTGAAGTTGGTTTCTCCATTTTGAATAATTTCTCCTATCCATACTTTAGTGGGATCTTCACTTGAAATAAAATTAGAAATGAAATACTGAGTGATCTCATCATCACTCTTCTTTCTACTCATACGTTCAAAGAAATATCTATCCTTTCTTTTGTTGAATGAAACAACAGATGCTCTAGACTTACCACCATACTTCACATAATCATACTTCTCCTTAGTGAAGTGTTGCTTCATGGCAATATAAGTTTTATAACATTCAAAAGGAGTCACTTTTACCTTTACCTTCATTCTTGTTGTCCAAAGAAACTAGAAATACAATACCGACCATAACCATCATAGTAATCTGAATCTTCTATCTTTACTTCTCTTACTCCATGTTCTACCCAGCCAGGTAAAAATATTATTGAATTATTATCACAACTAAACTCATAATCATATATTGGAAAATATAATTCACCACCTTCAAACTTCTTTGGTTCCTTATAAAAATAACTAAAGGCTAAGAATTGTTGTAAGGTATCTCTATGAGGTTTATAGTATTCTCCATTATGATAGTACCTAACTTTAGTAACATCATGGTCAGCATCTTTTGAATGTACACAACATTCATGAATAGATGAAAATATTTCTAAGATTGACTTGTCAAACGTTTTTCTATTAACAGTTAATATATTTGATACTGATCTATAATTAACAGAATTCTTTCCTTTATAGGTTGGATACATTGCATCCAATAATAATGCATGTGAATTAGTTTTTTTTACCACTCCACCAAAATCTTTTGCAGTAAGAAGTTTTCCTGGCTTTGTATAGAACTTAAGCTCTTCCCAGATTAATTCCAACTCTTCCTGATTATAAAAATTTCTAATTATTAAATGGGGAAATGGATCTACAAATACATCTGCTTCTAGATTTTCCATTACTACAAAGGTAATTTAGCTAAGGTAGTTTTCTTTAAAAAATTTAATTCCATTGCTTGAGCTTTAATCTTTTCCTTCAATGGTTTACTTATCAATTTAGAAACAGAATCAACTTCTATTTTATTCTCATCACAGTAATGAACTATCGCATCAATATAATTAAGACTCTTATTATTTTTAACAAGGTCTTCTATGTCTTGAGTGAATTTATTTTGACACAGAAATTTTTCCTTTAGTGCCTTGTCCAGATCTTTATTCATTGGTAAAATTGCTAACAAATTTTTTAATGTACTTAACTAATAGCCTAATATACTCGTCTTTGTTACGTTTGTCAAATACTTTAACCTCTCCTGAAGGAGTTGTCATAATAGTAATTAACTTCTTGACTGGGATACCAGTCATCTCGTAGTACATACATGCGTATGCAGTTTCTTGAACAAAATAATTCTCTAACCAAGCCTCTGGTTTAATGTATTCTGAAGTTTTAAAATCAATGACTGCAAGCTCTCCATCATACTCTCCAATACAGTCCACACGGCCCGCAATACCAAAAAACTCAGAATACAGGGTGCGCTCAATAGCATGTATGTTATTGATCTTATCAAGGAATGGTTTGGCATGGTGGAACATGAACCTTGTAGCGGGTAAATGTTCTTCCCATATAAGCTCCTTTTGTTCAAGGTAGTCTTGTGCGATTTCATGGAAATCCGTACCTCTTGTTGTAGCTCGTTTTGTTATTCTATTTGCCTTCTCGTCTCCAATTTTTTTTCTCCACGCTATAAATTTCTCTCTATTATAGAATGAAGTTACTGATGTTATGGATGGAACCCATTGACCACTGGGCAGTTCGTACAGTCTACACCCACTGGTCTCTTTCTTTTTTAATTCGATCTCACCAAGGTAATTATGAAAGGTTCTTTGCATTTAGAGTCCCAAAGCTAATTTAGTAATAATGTAATCTCTAACTAATCCTGATCGAACAATATCATCCACTCCAAATTCAATCATTGCAAATTGGTTTTCCATTTGTTGAATGATTTTCATGAAGTCTAAGATGCCATTCTTCTCATTGGTCTTAGTTAAATCTGTTTGTGATGCGTCACCACAGAAGATAATCTTAGAGTTATCTCCTACTCTTGTTATTATACTATCAAGTTCATGAAAATTCAAGTTCTGACATTCATCAATCAGAAGAATAGAATCATCAAATGTAGTACCTCTTAAGAATGATGTAGACCAGAAAGATATTGTCTCTTGTGACTTAAGATTTCCATAGAGCATTTCAAAGTCTGCATCTGTAGGCATCTCAAACATATACTTAACCATATTCTTATATGGTATCTGATATAACAAAGACTTATCTTCATGATCTCCAGGCAAGAAGCCAATCTCTCTTGTAGATACTAATGACCTGAAGATATAAACCTTCTTGTATGGTGTAGTGTCTGATAGAACATCCCTCAGTGCAAGATAGAGTGCAATGAATGTCTTACCTGTACCAGCACATCCATAACCAAAAACATTTTTATCGTTACTATAAGCATCAAAGAACTTCTCCTGATTTTTTGTAAGAGGAGTTACATCAACTAGAAAATCATTGTTGATAGGTTTCTTTCTTTTCATCTGCTTAGAAGTGTAACCAACCCCGATGGGTTCGATAGTTTTCTTTTTGCGTGGCATACTTAACTATAGTCTCGGTTTTTACGAACGGCAGCACCAGGCTGTTTAGAAGCTCTGTCTAATATCTCATTCCATCCATTAGAATTTGCCTCTCCTTTGAAACGCATCTCTCCAACCTCTTGACAAGCGGCAACACCTGCTTGCCAATCCTTATCCCACTCTGGGTTATCTTTTCTCCATTGATCATACTCTTTCATTGTCATGGAGAGTTCTTTCTTTTCTTTAGTTTCTTTGTGAATAACTGGATATGTTGGCATAATAAGATAATGTGTAGATTTATTTAGACCCACTCAAGGGCTTCTGAGACTGCAGGGAACTGTTCGGTAAACACCTTCCTACATGCTTCTGCAATTACCATGTGCTCTTTCTGAGTTCCATGTGCAGATCTTAGATTAATATAATGTATCCAAGAACGACATGAACCAGTCATATAGATCCTTGTGGGAGTGCATAAAGGTAATACCATTCTAGCACACTCTTTAGCAACACCATCTTCTAACATTTGATTGTAAAGAGATAAAGAAGAACTAAACAATGTATCCATCTGCTTGTTCAATGTCTCTACCATATTAGGATCCAAATCATCAGTAGAATTCTGACGGTTCTTTATATCCTGTCTTCTCAATTCTGGTAATGGAATATCACCAAGTGCAGTACTAGCAGCATATCTTTGAGAGAACTCTTGGAAAGTAAAACTTCTATGTCTTAGTATCTGTGCAGCAATAGCACGAGTAGTCTCTATCTCTACTGACATCGAAGATTGTTCAAACACAGACCAATGGTTATGTTTAATACAATACTTTAATAGACCCGCATATTTTTCATTATCCTGATTAGATGGATTAGAAACTCTAGCAATGTATGCCATAGTCTTTTCAGCATCAGGTGTAATGCTTACAAGTTTAACCGTCATCAAACACCTCGTCGTATTCTGGAGAAGAAGTAGTATAGGAAGCAGTATCTGAATAGACTTCTGATTCCAGTTCATCAACCACCTGTTTTAAGGCAGCTAATAAAACTTTAAGTTTACTTTTATTCATTAGAATTTCTTTTCTCACTAATTATAATACAAAAAAAGAGGAGGGTCAACAGCCCTCCTCTAAACGTATATGCAAAGTAAGATTTACAAATAGGTTAACTGCAAGGCACTGCCCCACTCTTAACCTTGAGACCACGATACATTAAATCGTGTCGGTTACGCTGTGATGCTTCTGCAAGCACCTTTGCGTTGTACTCTTTGGTGTCATACTCGACACCACGGTAGATGACTTTTGCCATTGGATTACTCCTAAAGTAGTTGGGTTTTTAATCCGTTCCTTTAGTCGGCTTTTGCGTCCTCAAAGCATCCCTTCTCTGTTGAACTCTTAACAACCTGAACAAGTTCAGATCTGTTTTCTGTAGAGGGTTTTATCTTAGAGATAATATCCTCTGCACTTTCACAAGTTAAGAGAGTTGCGAGTAGAAATTCCATAAGGATGAACGATCCGTTCCGAGTCGGCTTACTTGCGTCCCCTATGTAAGGGGGATGAACGATGTGTGTGTTAAGATTAACACAGTTATACTATATATGCAACTATGTTTGTATTCCCTGATACAATTTTTAATACTTCGATTCTTCTAGTAAGGATTCAACCAAGTCTTTTGCATGTCTGTTATGTTCACACAACTTACTCATCCAGATCCTCTCAGACAAAGTAACTTCACCATCAGTTGAAATCATGCGACAACATATATCCACTATTTGATTTCTGTAATTCGTGCTTAACATGTTCAATTGCTGTTGGTAATATGGAGTATTCCATTCTTTGAATGGCTTTTGTTAATGATTCTACAGTATCATCAGGTAAAATAGGAACTTTTCCTTGAAGAATTATTTCACCCCCATCAAGTTCCTCATTGACATAATGAACAGTGCATCCTGTTTCTTCATCACCTGAATCCATTGCTCTTTCTACTACATTCAATCCCTTATACTTAGGTAGTAGGGATGGATGAACATTAATGATAGGAGCAGGAAACGCAGAAGGATTCTTAAGCACTCTCATATATCCTGCAAGAATAATGAGATCTACATTCCATGCTTTAAACATTTCTATCATTTTATCCTCATCCTTATGAGGTATTCTCACATGAGGTATTCCCCATTTTGCTGCTCTCTTAACAGCACCACATTGTTTAGTGTTGTGTATCATCAACACAACTTCATGCTTATTGCATATAGGATTGGTAACTATGTTCTCGAAGTTGGTTCCGTTACCAGAACACATAACACCTAATCTCATAATACTGGATACTCCTCATTCCTTACAAACTCTGTCTTCATAGTCTCAAAGTCTTTCATCAATCGCTGTACTTGTTTCTTGTCAAGTCCAGCAAGTGATTCACAGTTCTCTAAACAACGATAGATACATTCTCTGTCACTTATGGGTGGAGAAATCTCCCACCCCTGCTCATCATAGTATTTCTTACCTTTAGTAACCTGTGCCTCTACGTGTCCAAGATCCTGTTTCTTGGATGGATTCTTATAATTATGATTTGTATTCTGGTTCATCTTCATTAATGCGGTGATTAAAGTGTTGGGTATCAAAATAGGATATGTAATCCATCTTACCTTCCCTCTCATCTAATACTTCATTAAGTAGTATCTTTAATTCTTTAACTTCCTCTGGAGTATGTAACCTCATAGGATGAATCATCATCGGTTTATGTGGTTGTATACTTACTGGCCCTTTGTAGTTGGGATCAACTGGGCCACTCATCCCTTGCGTGTCAATCTTACTCATAAGAAAAAATTCTTTGTCTTATTTAGATGTAGTAACTATATCCCCTATCACCCAAGATTGCAAATCATGACCAAATATCCTGAGTTGCACATCTGTTACCACTTCTTCTGGAACAACTAAACAATATCCAATACCAAGATTAAATACATTCTTCATTTCTTCTTCTGGGATCTCACCTAACAACATAATCTTACTAAAAAGATCTGGCATCTTCCAAGAATTATAATCAACTCTTGCTTCTAACCCATCAGGAATACAACGTGGAAGATTCTCTGGAATACCACCACCTGTGATGTTTGCCATACCAAGTATAGGAAACTCTTCTAATAAGTCTGCAACTAATGGAGCATATATTATAGTTGGATTAAGAAGTTCTGGAGTAGGGCTTGGATCTTTAATCTTACCACCACCCCATTTTTCTTCATAACCTTTTCTAAGAAAAATCTTATGTCTCCATAACATATCCCTAATCAAACTATACCCATTACTATGAAGACCACTACTCTCAATACCAATAACTACATCCCCTTCTTTAATTAATCTACCATCTATTATTTCATTCTCTTCAACAATACCAGTGCAAAATCCTGCTATATCTTTAATAGGATCTACCATCGATGAACGTCTTGGATGTTCTGCTGTCTCTCCACCAAGTAAACTACATCCAGAAATCTTACATCCTTCTGCTATACC